TGGCATGTTACGTAAATTTAAGTATTAATATTAATATAATTTAAGTTTAAAACTTAACTTTTAGAGATTATCCCTAATAGCCAAATTTAGCTTTTCTTAGTTGTAGCCTTATCTATCTTTTTATTTTCAATAGCATTTTTAGCTTTATTTTGTTTTTTATCTTCTTCAAATTTCTTTTCATCCAAGTCTTGTTTTCTCATTTTAAGATTCGCATCCACCCCATCTCTAAATATTTCTTGTACATCAGGGACACCATCATTATCCATATCCTTGTCTTCATTGAATCCCATAGATAACATTGCTTGTTTTTGTAAGTCAAGTACACCTTTAGCTGCAATTTGTTCAAGTATATTAGCTTGATCAATTTCCTTTTCTTCTCTAGCCCATTGTCTAGCTTTCTCATCATTCTTACCTTGCTCTTGAATAGCTTGTAATTGATTTTGTTGTAGTTCTGCACTTTGTTCTCTTTCTCCTGTTTCAAGTAGCTCTTCAGCTTCTTGAATACCTTCACTTCTTACTACCTTAATAACAGAAGACATTTTAATTGCATTGTTCTGTTGAGCAGCATGTGCCAATTGTTTAACTAGTTCTACAGCTTCATGAGCTTTAGATGAGCTAGTTACAAAAATACCATAAGTAGAAGAGTCTAATAATTCTCCATCTATTTTAAGCATTTGAACTGATAAATCATCTAAAGTAAATGTTAAGAAATCATCATCAGAATCTACATAACTAATTTTACATTGTTCTACTAAAGCCTGTAGTACATTTCTTTTTACATGATTATGTAAATCAAAATAAGGCTCTAATATATTAGAAGTAGCAACATTACTTTGTCTTGTATTTGCCACTGCTTGTCTTTCTTCCATTTGACCTAATGCAGTTTCAGTAATTCCTACTGATTTACCACATTGAGAATCTATATAATTTGCCAAGTCTACATATTTTTGAATATCAGACATTAAAGACATATCCATTTGTTTAGCCATGTTAGTCACATCTAAACCTTTATTACCTTCTTCATTAGGATTAATCCAACCTATCTTTAAAGCTTCAGCATAATACAACCACTTCTCCATAGATATTCCTGCAGATTTTGGTATAGCATTAATATTCATAAGCATTAGTTTACCTTTATCTGAAGCCATAAGCAATTCTATTCTATACATAATAATATTGTAATAGTATTGCCATACTTTCATTCTATCCATCAATGAAGTAGTTTCAGAATTAAGGTTATCATAAGCAGCCCCATAATAAGGTAGCTTACATTCAAACAGATTATTTAAATCTTTATGTTGACCTTCTATAGGTCTCATTTTAAAATAAATATCATTTTGTGCTATAAAAGTTTCATAGGTCTCTGGTATCCATTCCCAATCTATTTTAATATCTCCTGCATCTAAATTCTTTCTATAATCCTCTCCTACAACAGTTTCATGTTCTTCTCCTGTTTTTGGGTCTATAAAAGTTAAGAATCCTATTCTTCTTAAATCTTTCCATACACAATGATATACAGACACAGTATTATCTGATTTAGATTCAGCATCACTAAAATTCCATTCTGAATCGTAAGATTGAGCACCTCCCCCATCACTAAAAATTTCATCAAGTTGAGTGTTACTAAGTTCTCCATCAGCATGTGCAGCTAATTGACTAGGAGTCATTCTATATTCTGCAACACCCCATTCTCCATCTTCAATAAAGTCCATGTCTGGTGATTTGTCATAATCAAATCTAATAGGGTTAGTCACTCCTAAACTAGGTTTACCTCTAACCTGACCTACCCAATATACCTCTTCCCCTGATAAACAAGCATGTTTCCAGCCTTTGTCAAACTTTCTTTTAACATCTTCTTTCTGTGCAATACCTTGCAATATCTGATGCATTTGTGCTTCAGCAGGATCTTGATGTTTTCTCTCCATATATTTCTGTACTTCAGGTGGAGTCATAGCTTTCATCTCTTCAGCCATTTGCTGATTAATTTGTGCTTGCTCATCTTCAGTAAGTTCTCTCCCTTTAGTTTGCTCTTGAAACTTAGCTTCTATTTCAGCTTGTATAGGTTGCATAATTGTAGAGACAGTATACTCTTTAATTAAACTAAATTTATGCTGTTCTTTTCTGGTAGTGGCTTCCTCGTTTACTGCTAAGGTTTTAAAAGAAAAAGGTCTTTTCATTTCCATACCTAAAGCAGCCTTTATTCTTGGAGACACTATATCTTTATTAGTAAAGTTTGCAGGTAAGTCCCCTGCTTCTGCACCAAAAGGTTTACATACATATTGAAAGTCTTCTTTGTTTACAATATTATTAAACAAATCATAGTTTACTTTCTTTCTTTTATATTCTGAAATTGCACCATCAAAAGAATGCCCTGAATCTCCAAAAGCAGCACCTTTCAATTTATCGGCTTTATCTTTAAACCATTGTTTTTTATTGGAATTTTTTTCTCTTAAAGAAAGCCTAACCTTTCCTGTTGTCATCTCAGCCATTTTTTTATTTTTTTAATTTCTACTATATAGGTCTAATGCTAGTAAGTCTACTGCATTTTGATTTATCTCTCCAGTTTCTCCATGTTCCTTTCCAAGTTCATCTTCCTCTATTTGGAACATAACCATCATAAGTGACATAACTCTATCAAAGTTACCTTTTTTATTATAAAGTATCAACTCTTCTAATAAACCAATATCATATATAAAATCTAAATTAATTAATACATTACCATGTTCATCAAAATCTCTCTCCTCTAATAGCCACTGTTTAATATACTTTGCACCTGCATCTTTAAGTTTTTCATTCATGTGACAGCCATAGATTCTTGCCACTCTTGAATTCTTAATATTCTTAGATATTACCCCATCAGGTTGTGCTGCTAATAAACTTAATTTTTTACGTCTTTCAAAATACTTCTTAACATCAGGAACTTCATTCTCATACATTATTTCTGCATTATAAAGTTCAGCTAACATTTCAGCTATTCTATTTACTGAGTCTGCAGTTTGTGGTCTTCCCACATAATGTGCTACAATAATATTTTTAGTAGAGTTTCCTCTTTGAACTGTTTTATATACATAAATTGCAGCTAAAGAAACTCCTGTAGTTTGGTCTTGTCTATAAGGGTCATATCCTATTTTATATAAGCCTTTAGGGGGATTAGAGGGAAACTCATATATAATAGGACAAGACACTAAATCTTTTTGCTTTACCTTATAATGTATTATAGGATTTAACTTATTAATTAAATCAGGTTCTGCCAATATTTTACCCTCACTTCTTCTTAATGTTACAGGAGTACCTTTAGTTAACATTAACTTCCCTCTTATAACTCTGTTAAGTTGTGCTCTTAATTCTATTATTGGAAAATCATTGGTTGATACTGTAAGGAAAGCTTCAGACGGCTTGAGAGCAAACTCTTGTATATGTTGCTGATATGCAGAAGTGTTGTTACTGCTCTCAAGTATTGTCTTTCTTCTTTTTGTTTCAAACTCTAATGCAGCTTCAGTATCAGAATTACCTTGTAAATCATAGAATCCTTCTAGATTTTTTGTAACAGGGTGGAAGAAACCACATGAAGTATCTTCTGCGTTATCATCCCATATATTAACAAATGGCATAATACCATAAGCTAAAGGATTATAAAACATATCAGCAAAATCTACTGTTCCACTTGCCATGTCTCCACCTGTTCCAAAAATAATGATTTGTCCTGTAATGTATTGTCCAGCAGTAAGTGCTGGTTTGATTGCTGCATAAGATGCCTTTAAGTTTGGGAATGCACCTGCTTCTTCCAGGAGGACAACTACTCCATCCTTACCCCTTGCTGCATCGGCATTATCCTTAAAGGTTAGGGCAAATACTTCAGACTGATAACCAGACTCAATATCTACCCCATTGATTTTCTTCTTGTAAGAAGCTTTCTTATGATCTTGTTTGTCTACATAATCTCTGGATTTTCTCCATCCTGTAAACTCATTTAAGAAATTCAAATAATCACTTGTCATACCCATTGTTCCCTTTGGATATAAAAACTTCTTTTCAGAAGCTCCAATGATTACTTGAGCCTTCCTTTCAGTATTATAATAGTTAGCAGAAATTGCTCCATTCTTATAACTATAACCTTTTCTTCTACTCTTTCCTACTATCATATGATACCCACCTTCCAAATGATTTGGATGTGGTTGTACCTCTAGAGCTAACTTTTCTAGTTCTTCTGGAGTAATACCATTTCTAGCAATTTCCAGTGACCAAAAATAATCATAATCTCCATCCCAGAAATCTGGGAAAGTAGTTTCTTTTTTAGATGCTTTCTTGCCCTCTAATTTTTTTACTACTTGTATCTGACAAAAGTTCATATACATGTAGTGATGTCCTGTAACTTTGTGTCCGTTTACTTCATAACCTTCTTGACATCTTTTTAACTGTTCTTCCCAATAGTCTTGCCAACCTGGGGTCCCCCAATAATCTGAACAGAAGTAGCCATACTTCTTAAACTTAATAGCTTCTTTTCTAAACACAGTAGTGTCTATCCATTTACCATCAGGTGCTCTGACCATATCAATTTCTGGGGCTATCTCCATATTAATGTAACATATCTTTTAGTCTTTTTATTTCATTTCTATGATACACACATTGTTCATAATCCTCTATACTTTCACAAAAAACTCTCTTCTGTTCATGAAAAGATATTTTTTCAACTATATGTTCATTAAGTGCTTCTGTTACTATCATATGCTTACATTTCAAAATGATTAATTTCTTTGTTCGCTATAGTCTTGACAGATTCAAATATCTGTTCATTTACTTTTTCTTCCATAGCATTTAAAGTTTTCATTACATCATAACTATCCTTTAATGCTGAGGTTATCTCTCTGGGTTTATAAAGTGGCAAACCAGTTCTTTCATTTGTAGTTTCCATATCAAATGTAGACAACCACTCAACCATTTTTTCAGCACCTATTTTTGCTGACAAATAATACTGTAATGTAGGAGAGGCTTCTACTCTAAGTTTTTCATAAAGTTTTATACCTTCTTTTATTAATTCATCTACTATAAAACTTTCAGCATCTTCTTTATAAATAGCCTTTAAGATTTCTGTATGTCTTTTATCTTCTGAATAACCTCTAAAAACATTGCTCTTCTTATAACTACACATGAGTTCAATATAAGCAAACTCTCTTTTAGCAGTTAACTTTTCAGCATCTTTATCTCTATTCCAAATATCACTATAAGGTGGTATTATCAAAGCATGCTCTGTAGGTACAACTAAATTCCCTTCTACTTTAAATAAATCCATTATTCTATGACTATTGCTTTAAAAGTTAATTCATGTTCTCCTTTAGAACTAGTTATCCTTATTTTCTTTTTAGTAGTGTATCTTCCAACATGTTTTAAATGCTTAGGCACTTTTCCTGCTTTATATACAGCTCTTATTTCTTGAGACTCTTTATCAAATACAGGAGTAGTACATCCACAAGAACTAATCAAATGATAAATCTTTATTTCTGCACCTGACCATTCATAAACTAGTTTAGTTTCACTTCCTACTTTAACAGCTCCTAAATCTCTATTTGCGTTTTTCCAACTCATTATTTCTTTCAGTATTAGTTTTAAACTTTATAAACTCCTTATTTATCATTTGCCAACAAAAATCTGTCTCTTTATCATAAACTACCCCTCCATGTTCAAAAACAAACCAATCAGACTTATTCATCATAGTAGGATAACAAGGTTTATCACAAGCTTTATTTGACATTTGTAATGCAATTGTTGGGCATCCACATAATATACAAGAACCTTGGTCGTAACATTGCTTGTCCATTACTTGAGTTCTCCAATCAATCTGCTCTACTATGTGATTCTTTATTAACCACTTAAATTTACTATAATAAAGTCTATACCTAAAATTGCCTACAAGGTAAGACTTTATATTAACATAATTTATTTTTGCTTTCATTTTAATATTTCTCTTAACTTGGTTAAGTTTTTAATTAAATACTTCTTACTATTAATCTTAAGATTAATCTTAGGGTCAAAAGGATAAAATATCCCTATTTCAGTTCCACCTTTATATACACCTAAAGCTTCTTCATCATAAACATTAATTATCTCCGTTACTGGAACTTCTCCACTATATCCAATAATATTTTCTTGTTCATGTAAAAAGGTCTTTTTTACAGTGTAACCTAATTTTCCAAAATCCTGAGAATCTAAGTATTTAACTCTAATATCTCCAGACTTAAGTAGAGGTAGAAAAGCACTCTTAGAATTTGAATTGAGAGTATGTGGAGACCATGAATTTTCATCTTCATCATATACTTCTAACTCTAGGTCAACTTCAAACTCCTCTTCTGTTGGTAAATAATATCTATTCATCACTTAAACTTTCTTAATTGCCACTGAAAATCTTTCTGCATTTTAACTCTTCTATTAGGTGGCATTTTGTTTATAATATTTTTCATAAGATTAGACCTATTTTCTAATATTTTTTTAATGGCTTCTTTAGTCTCAGAGGGAACACCTATAATAGGCTCTTCAGTATTAATAAATTCCCACCCCACTAAACCTAATATTGGATCATAAATAAGATTAGTCATCTAACTCTTGTTCTAATTGATTATGTACTTCTTCTAAATTTTCTATTGGAAATGTTGTCTCAAAATTCCCTGTCATAGTTCCATCCTCCAATACCTCTGACTCACCTTTATATTCAGGATTCACTTCTTTTGAATTTAAAATCTCTTCTAAATCTTTCATCACTTGTTCATCCTTAACATCATACATCACAATCTTTTCATCAGGGTTTATAAATTCTGGCTTATCTCCAGCTTTGGAGTCATAAAACAAAACTCCCTCTTCCCTAATAATAGTAGCCCATTTTTCTACATCAAGTCCTTGTGCTTTTGGTAGGGCTGCTATGTCCATCACTAAGATATTCCCCCCTATCAATTTGCTTTCTTGTGTATCCTGTGTACTTTTTAATTCTTCCTTCATACTTTTTAAATTTTTTCTTGTTCTTTTTAACATGATTCAATAGTAACTCCATATAATACTGCCTTTTACTTAAAGACATTCCTACCTCTTTTAAAGTCATAAATCTTAATTGCTTCATAACTCTTTGTGGAGACACTGTTAGTTTAAATAAATACTGTAACCTAATATCCTCTAGTTCACCATTGGTCATTTTATCTTTCACCATTCTAAACTCTGCTCTTACAATCTTATCAATTGTAGCCATAGGATATTCTGGATACTCTTTAGAAACTTCTTCATAAAATTTCCTTATCAACTCCTCTGTGTAAACTACTCTAGCCACTAATCTTCTACCTTTATAAGTTGAAACATATAGTTCTGATATTCTGGAGTTGGATATAACATAGATAATATTTCAAACTTATTATGTCCTAACTCTTTAAGAAACTTCTTTTGTTTAAGAGACTTAAAATAATTACCTAAACCTCCTGGTTTAAGATTCATAGTACTCATAACTAGTTTCCTAGCTGAAGTACCAAATCTTTGTTCTGCAATATCCCCTTCCAAAGACATAAAACAAGCTAACACTTCAATTTCTTTAGGTGTCATCTTCACTGGAAGAAATACATTCACTATACTCAAATGTTTAGAGTAATATTCATTCTTGGGTAATGTTAATTTCTTTTTAATTGTTGCCATACTTTTTTTCTTTTAATTCTTAAATTTCGGTTTAAAGTCAATTCCTTCTTTAGCTAACAGTTTAGATATTTTTATCCAAACATCTTTATAAGCTTCTATTTTTTCTTCATTACTACTAAGTCCTTCAATCTGAGACATAGCCATATTAAAGTTATTCAAATACTGCAGAGGTTTCATTTTCTCAACTATAGAAACTTCTCCTGAATGTATACAGGATGCACAAAACCCATCTTTATATTGAGGATACATTTCACATCTTTCACAAAACTCTTTTCCTTTAAAATCAGGATGATTCCTTCTATCCTCAAAATTTGGTATTTCCCCTGCTGTACCTGTTACAATAGGAGGACCTACTAAATTGTCCTTCCAAATTGGTACAGCATCTTTCCACTGTTTAATAAAATTATCTACCTGTGCTTGTGTCAACTTATTAGGTAGAAATGATAATGGTTTTCCACCATTTAAAAGTTCCTCTTTACTAAGAGATACCTTAACTGTCTCCCAAAACTCTTTACTCTTATTATCTACTTCCTTCTCAAACCAAGATTTAGTGGTAAATGCTTCTTCTGGGGTCAATGGAAACTTAGCTAGAAATTCAGCTCTTGCTTTCATTGTTGTTGCTAGTCTACCACTATGAATTCTATTTCTCCTTACCTTAGTGTCCCATAAAATTCTATCTGCTTCAATAGCTTCCTTATGTTTTTTGAACCTTTCTTTGGTATATGTTCTAGGATTAGGCAACTGTCCACCTATCTTAAAATAATTATAGAAAAAGTACTCTTCTCCTGTCATATCCTTATGACCATTTTTACAACGGTCTAATTCTCTTTTTTGTTTTTCTGGTGTCATCATAAATCAAAGTTAAGAAAAATATTAATACAATTTAAGTATTAAGTGAAATATCTAAAAATTATTTAGAAAAAAATTTTTGTAGGGTTATGGAATATGTATGCCTATTATAACAACACCCCCACTAGTTTTAGGAAAGGGAAACTCCCCCCTTGAATTGGGAGATAACCAAGTATTCTCAGCCATGAATATATATTATGGTGGAGAGTATTAACCTATAGAGACATGGATCTAGTATTTATCTATCAATCTATGTGTGACACCAAGGAGTGTGACACTTATCATGGTCAGACTTTCTCAACAGGAGAGTGTCTATCTGATGTGTATCACTATGTAGACTATTACTACATAGGGAATGATATACCAGAAGACATTGAATGTGAGGACTGGTATGATGTAGAGGATGATTGTAATCTAGATGACAGGGAATTGTATGATGACCTGCCATTCTAGGTGACAACACCTTGACTAAGTAAGGGAGTAGGCTCTCTGCCCACAAGTGAGAGCCATATTAAATACATATGTGTAATGAACACAAGAAGAAGTTATACTCTTATATGGAGTATAGATGGTACTATACATGCTATAGACCATATCAGTAGAGATTGGAGAGATCTTGTTGACTGTAGTACAGACAAGATAGAAAACATTGAGGTGAATGCTCATACTCATTGTGTACAATGTGATGCTCCTGTACCTGAGATGATGGAAGCTATTCATAGAACTGAGACAGTACTACTTGGTTTAGATAGCACTCCATACTATGCTTGGTTGGAGTATCATCAATGTCCTATATGTGGACATAAGTATTGGGTACATAACTGTACATAATACCAATAGGGGGGTGGTATAGTATCACCTCCCTTTAACTATCACTCAATACCTTAACTAATTTATGAATATGAAAGACAAATATATATTGCCCGTACTAGTCTTAGTTGTTGCAGTCCTAGTTGGACTGACTCTCCTAAGCAAACCATCAAATGACCATTACATCTTACAAAGTAAGAGAGGATGTTGTTCTATCACTGTTAATAGAATAAGTGAAGACCAGTATGTCTTAACTTGGAAAGACCATGAAACTGGAGAGTCTTATGAAACTCTAGCAGAAGTGGAATATCCTGATGAAGACTATACACCTGAAGAAGAACTTCAACATGAAGTAGAGTGGACATTAAATGAGATGATGGATACATGTTACACAACACATGGTATCTAAGAGAACAAGAGTAGGCTTCTGGCTTACTCTTTTCTTTTTTACATATTTCAATACCTTCACTAGTTTATGATAGTATAATCTAAAAGCTATCTTAAATACATATATTATGAAGAATCTTATTGACATTAACAAGGAAACAGCAACTTACTATTCTGATTTAGAGAAACTAGTCATCTCTGCTTTCCTATTTGGAGGAGATAACTATGGTGAAACTGTAGTTGGCATATCTACTGACATAGAGTGGATGGAGAATCAGGAAGGATATTCTATGGTAGTACATCTTGAAGAGAAAGATGGACATACTTCTACTTCAGGTATTGGTCTCTATCCTAAGTGTATGCATGGTACACCTGAAAAAGACATGTTGACATTCTACTCTTCAGGTGTTGTCTTTGCAATTATACCTACTATAGGTATGAAGAAGACTTTAAACAAAGTTCATAAGAGCTTTGATATTGAAAAGTAGTAACTAATAACCTAAGTATAGAGATATACTTAGGTTATTTTTATGTTTTTTACATATTTCAATACCCAGACTAGTTTGAGATAGTAAGCTGAATTTACTATCTTAAATACATGTATTATGTTAGAATTATTTATTGAGTTGAAATTGAGTGTAGACACTATCAATGTTAATCTACAAGAAGCTAGAGCTGTTGAACTCAGAACAGTATTCAATGTTGGTAACACTAGACTTGACTTTGGTCAAACAGTTAGTGATAGTCAATCTGTTTTCCTTATTAGTATCTTACAATCTAGATTAGTAGGTGCTAAACTATTGGAAAGTGAAGACCTTATAGAGTCTTGTGATAAAGACTTGGCAGAGTTTATCAAAGCTTATAAGCATCAGTCTGTCATTATAAACTTAATGAATGACCTTGCTAAGGAAAGAGAACTGTACTATGAGTGTGAAGACTTGTTGTCTGTTGATGAGAAGAGAGAGATGTTCAAGGACAAAGCTATATCTCATAAAGCCTCTAAGGTCATAGACAAAATGTAGTAACTAATAACCTGAGTGTAGAGATACACTTGGGTTATTTTTTAAACCTTTATAAGGTTATTAGTTGATAATAATATAGTGTAGTAGTGGAGGTATATTGTTTATTTTTTCTTCATTTCCCAATTCAAAACCCTTACTAGTTTATGACGATATAAACTAAAAGTCGTCTAAATACATATATTATGGAAAATACATCAGGTAACATTGAATTCCTAACAATTAGTGAGTTCAAATCATTGGCTAATGAGCCAAGCATGAAGTTGAAGAAAAACCCTAAAAATGGTAAGTTCTTCGTAGTAGGAGCAAGTGGGAAAACCTACAAAGCTCAAGGAGACCTTGATATAAATGCTGAAATAGCATTTCTAGTAGAGGATGGGGATTACATGGAAGCATGTATGATAAACATCAAAGACTCTAATACAGTAGCAGAGTTTTAGCATGTTAGAATCTGGGTACAGCAATGTACCTGGATTCTTTTTCTTTTAATCTCAATTCAAGACCCCCACTAATTATAGACAACATTGTCATTCATAAATACATATAAATATGGACTTAAAACTTAGAAGAGCAGATGCCATTGTAGGCAAAACAGTTGACTTGTCAACTCAAGAATTAATAGCAATCAGAGACCAATGGGATGAATTAACTATGGCATTTGTGGAGATGGAGGTAAACACACCATCACACAAAAAGTCAAGAGTTATTCTTTTGGAAAACCATATTAATACATTTGAAGTATTAATAAACAAGATTACTAAAGATATTAAATCATCTATGCAAGTACATAATGTTTTATTTGCATCAGAAGAATCAATAGATAAAGTAGCTCTTGCTAAGTATGAACAAGAGCTTTAAAATAAACAAGGTGTCTTTAATTAGACATCTTGTTTCTTTTCTATTTTATTTTTTATTCAATACCCCAACTTATACTCTATTAAAGGTATAAAGGATTATTTATTTATTAACTCCCAGTTCAAAACCCTCACTAATTTAAGCAAGGCAAAGTACTAACTTAATGTAGTCCTTGCATATATGTATTTAATTCAGATCAGGCTACATAGCTTGTTAGGGATTTGGTTTACTACCATACTATTTAACATCCTGATGTGTGTAAATAGAATTGAGTTTATTGGTAGCTTTCTTTGTACCTATTAAATAAAAATGGAAAAATGACTCAGACCACTCTTATATTAGTTGAATAACTAAATAGGAGTGGTTTTTTAATCAATTTGTTTTTCCCAATGCAATACCCTCACTAATTCAAGCAGTAAAAGTTAAGCTGTTAAGTAGAATGTAATTGGTTAAAGTATTACTTCAAGTATTAAGGCTAACAGGCTGATAATGTGTGCAATAGAACACAGTCACCAAATAACCACTATATTTAGCAATACCAAAATTCAAATACATTTTGTAACATAGCCTAATATGCCAAGCTTCTCACTTGTAAAACTAGAGACCAAAACACATTTTTATTAATTCCATCTAAAACAAAGACCATGGAAAATTCAATTAGAAAAACTACAAATGCAACACCTATTAGTGTTGACAAACTTTATGTAGGAGAGTACCAAAAAGAAGGCACTAAAACTGCCCAATTGAGACAAGTTATTAAAACTGTCAGTTATTACCCATCTAAACAAATCAAGAATGATTTGCAAGATAACCCATTTGCACTTGCTGATTTCGGATTTGCTGAACAAGAGTTCACAAATGAAGAAAACAGAGTATGTTGGATTGATGTTCCTTTTGCAGTAGCATCAATAGATGACGTAATAGGGAAAATTCCTTCTACTTCATGTTTATATAGAATAATGTCTAATCATCCAATCTTAACTTCTAACCAAGCTTATGCTATACAAGAAGGACTAAGAACAATGGATGAATTTGCAGACTCACAAGTTGTGAGATATGGTGAAAATCATGCAAAGGAAGGTCAGCTTATCTTAGATGATAACAATAAGCCTCAGTATAGATCAGTATTCTTTTCAATGGTTGCAAAAGAAGATGTTGACAATAGAAACTCTGTAGCAGATGATTTCTATGCTTCACAAGTTATCCAATCAGAAATGACAGGAGAAAATGTAGTTGCAGGTCAAGCATTAGTAGGAAACTAGTTTCCTCTATAATACATAAGAGTAAGTACAAATAACTGTACTTACTCTTATTATTATTTTACCCTAACTAATTCTTTTTTTTTACTCTAAATTTAGCTTTTATAAAGCAAAGTTTCCTGCACCTTCAAAAGACTTTTAGACCCTTGTGGTCTAAAACATAGTTAGTAGCCCAACAAAGTGATATTGAGATATCAATATTACAAGTTCTCAAGCACAAATCCAAATAATAACTGTTAAATTTTAATCAAATGAAAGTAAGTAAAGTATCCCCTATAACGGGGAAAGCCAATGTAATGGACTTACCAGTAACTCAAGCTCAATTATATGAGTATGCTAAAGGAGTCAAATGTATTCAAGATGTATTCCCTAATTTAAATGCAGAACAAAGGGAGTTCATAATGACAGGAAATACCAAAGAAGATTGGGATAAAATGTTCCCTGAATCTGCCTTAGAAGATGATTTTGATAACAA